TCACGATTGGATAATCTATATTTTTTATATCGATCATAAACTTTTTTAGGATTTTTTCTTCTCCATTTTTTTGAGACTCTAATACTTTATCATGATTATCTTTTGCATATTTTTTGCTGCGTTTATAACTACATTCCTTACATGAATAGTGAAAACCATCTCTACTTTTTGATGATTTACCAAATTCAGAAATGTCTTTTTCAATTTTACATTTACAACAAATTTTCTTTAACATTATTTTAAATTACTAATCTGATGCCGCATCAATTTCCTCTTCCTCAATCTGTGCGTCATTTATATCATTAATTGGGACTCCAAGTCGTTCACTAATATATTCAGCAGCAATTTTCTTATATTCTGCAATAGATGCTTTTTCTTCTGTCTCATTCTTACAATGCATAAAATTATGAGCGGTTATTAAAATTCTACCATCCTCATATCCTAATCCATTAATGTGGTTTTTCATAACACTTACTTTAGTTCTTGTTGCAATTTTGGTTTTTCTACCATTTGTTGTAATTGATATCTTAGTTATGCCGCCACCTTTTTGATTTCCAAATAAAAACACCAATGTTGAATTTAACCATATTGCCTCACCGCCCTTGGCTTTAATCTTCGGCTGACCTTTTGGATTATTTGGCTCGGGGAGTTCCACCCAGGGCTGATTGCAAATAACCATTGTATTTGTGTATTTTTCATCTGATCTACGTGATCCTGTAATTCTTTGATTTAATCCCATTCCTATTTTATCTGATAATACCGCCGCATTGTGCTGACGCCCGCCTTTTCCGTCAAATGTCATTTTACATGGGACGGAACCCACGGAATCCCATAAAAAACACAAATCATAAGGTATCTCTCCTTTTGCTTGTGCATCAAGCATATCGTTTATAAATGTTGTGATCTGTTCAATATATTTAAAATCGTTTCTAAAAATGAAAAAACCACTCCAACTTGAATTTCCTGTTTTTTCATCGATGTGTTGTTCGCATTCAAAACCCATAAGTTTTGCATGATCCATACCCCATTTTTGTTCGGTTATGACAAAAACAGGAAGTATCCCCTTTTTCTGAGCATCTATTGCGGTTTTGATTAATCCTGTGGTTTTCCCCGTGTCGGTGTGTCCTAAAAGCATAGTTATATGCCCCATTGCTGGTCCTGGAATTCCACATGCATCTAAAAACGCGTCACCCAGATCAAAATATCTATCGGGCTTAAATGACGCTTCGGCTGAATATTTTTTTACTATTTCTGAAAAATCTACTTTTTTAATTGCCATATTTGTTATTTTATAAAAATTATTAAATCACCCATACCTTTAATAGATATGGGCGATCAGTTAGATTAAAATGGGAGATCATCCTCATTATCAGGTTCTTCGTTTGCCTGTGGATCTACGATAGGGGTTTTAGTTGGATCTGATCCACCTATTGTTTCCTCGGCAGTTGATTTTGAAACCCATTTCTTGGCGTCCTTATCATATACTGGCGTTTCTCCATTGGCCACCATTTCAAGATATTCTGTTGGCTTTTTAGAATAAACATCCGACCATATTAGAGGATCATTAAGCCATTTCTGTGCTGTTTCCTCATTTTCACTAAGTGGACTCGGATCTTCAGGAATAATTGAATTTATTACCGTATACTCTTTGCCTTTTCCTGATTTGGTCAAAGATAATGTGAGAACTAAATCACGACCTTTAACTGGATCTGTAATGTCACCTTTGTTTTTCCAGATAGGAAAAATCTTATCGAAGACACCCTCTGCTTTGGAGTTGTTTTTAAATCTCCAAAATTTTACACCATCTGCTTCGTGATCTCTATCAATTGCTTTCACAATGAAGAATTTACGAGAGCGATAACCTTTCGCCAATTCTTTATCAGACTCAACGCCTGTAGCTTCAAGACTGTCTTTAACTTCGTTCAATGGAGAACGCAAGTGTTCTTGTTTCGGGTCCCAAAGTTTAACCCATTTTCCATCCACCTGTATTTCGTGGAAAAATACTTCTACAAACGGAGATGAACCGTCTTTTGTTGGTAAAATTCTTATCCGTCTGTCCTCACCTTCAGAGCCTTTCGGTAATACTGTGGTAAAATACTTCTTCATTCGTTCCTCTGAAGAGGCGAATCTCGTGCCGCTCGCGGCTTTTCTGTTTCTTTCGTACTGTTCTTGTACTGTTTCAAATCCTGTTCCCATAATTTAATTTAATTTGGTTTATAATAAAATGTTTATTGTGTTCAAAATATAAATAAAAAAATCGGTATTACCAAATATTCTTAAAAATAAAAACCGACCTTGATGTAATTCTCCATCAAAGTCGGTCATATGTGATAATGTAAGATTGTTACTAATCATGTTGTTAAAATATCATTGCCGCGTGCGGCGTATTATAAAAATGTAAAAACTACTCTATGTTAATAAATATACCAGTTTGTTAATTTTTATCAGTATTTCGTCATATATATTATTAATATCCTGTTGTGTCAGCGTCTGTAGACGGATTAAATGATTTCATTACATCATATTTACCATAATTCTCAACATCATTCTTTGTTAATACATATTCATTCTTACCTGACTTCCTCATCTCATCTTGTTTGCCTTTGAAAAATTCGTCTGGTTTTTGATTAAACGGATATGAATCCAATGATCTCATTTCAAGTTTTTCTACTGGCGTTTTTGGCTTAACTTTTTCAATCTCAGCGCCCAATTGATCAATTTTTGCCAAAACCTGATCCATTTCACCTAATTTAGATTCTAGTTCACCTAATTTTGAGAAAACATCATCCATTTTCTGTGTTGCTCCTGTATCCTGACCTTTTGTGTCATCAAGTTGTTTCTTAATACTCTTAGTCATATTAACCAAATCAGTAATATCAAGTTCTTCGGTATTATCATCGGCCTCGGTATCTTTTGATACCTCTGGTTTTTCGGGCGTTCCTGCCTGATCTTCTCCGCCTGGCGCCGGAGTTTCCGCATCCGCTTCTCCGCCTGGAGGTGGTGCGCCTGCTTCTCCGCCTGGAGGAGGTGGTAATGGAGGTTCTCCACCTGGTGCTGGCGGTGCTCCCGCTGCTCCTGCTGCTCCTGCTGGCAGAGGTGGTTCCTGTTCAGATATAAGCTTTTCTGTATACTTATTTATTGCGTTATAACGAATTAATTCTTCTTGTAATGTTCCCATATTTTTATATTTTAATATTTTAATCTTCTAGTAATTGTCTTCCGTCTTCCGTTATGTATTTTTTTTCATTGGTGACGCGTTCAATTAAACCATCTTTTGATCTAATTACATAACATTCACCCGTTACAGGATCACAAATAGTTTCTTCTTTTCCGTCTTCGGAAACATCTTTGATAACTGTTTTTCCTAAAAAATCATCTAGTACTTTACTTGTTTTATCCATCTTTTTATTTTAATATAAATATCTAACAATTTACTAATTTCGCTTAGATAATCTGAAATATACGATATCTCCGTCGTTTAATCCCAGTTTTCTCATTAATGACTCAGATAAACCTATACCCGCTCCTCCTGGTTTACTCGATATCGTTTGTAACGTCTCAAAAGGTATTAATGGCCCGACACTAACAGGTCCTTGGTATTTTTTATCATGAATACTAATATTTGTACTTATTATTGTAGGAAGTTTATTTATTTTGGAGCTATTAGGATTTAAAAATTGTGTGTTATTATATACTTTTGTAAGATCATCTGCATTTATTCTATTTAACTCGAATTTAGTTACATAAAAATCTTGATCTTTAGATAAATTCATAAGCTCGCTCCAATTTACGGTTCTTGGCGTGTCAACACCCGCAACTGTTAATTTTGATACAATAGTCATTGCCGTGCCGCTAAAAATTGGATAATGATCGCCTCCCATGCGAACCGCAACCGCTCTTAACCATTTAATATTATCATTTTGATATGTAACTAATTGTATATATTTTTCGTCATCAAATCCATTATATGGAATGCCGTATTCTGTTACGCCAGCTTGTTGTACAAGATTTTCGCCAGCTGGAGGTTTATTAGACCCCATATCATACGCATAACTACCAGAATCTGTAACCAATACTAGTTCGGTTTTAGTTTTACCTGATGATTGCATTTGTTCTTCATTAATTTTGGCCGTCGCTCTTTTTATTAATTTATCAAACAATGATCTATAACTAGCCAAGAATGAATCGGTTGGGTTTGGTAGTGATTGTAATGGAATTCTTGATCCTTTAAATGATGTTTCAATTCCTGTTGTTTTAATTGTGTGCG